AAATATCTTACTATTTGTAAAGTAATAACTATAGTCAGTGTTGTCAGCCAATCCTAATTCAGCCTTATCTAGCTTCTCTATTATCTTAATAATATTATTGTCTGCCTGCTTAAATAATAAATCAATCCCCACTACGAGTTCACCACCTGTATCATAAGAAACAATAGCGGTATTAAACGTATTCTTCATCCCTTCATTCAAGTAGCTATTGCTACTAAATCTAAATGCAGATGGAGAAAACGCAATATCAGACCACTGTGATGTGGCTGAGTACTCTCCGTCAATATACCTGTACCTATAAGCAAAAGAAACAAATCTCGTTTCTAAGTAATTGTTTTGATCTCCCTGCTGTATAAGTTGAATGGTGGGAGATTGAGCAGGAGGTCTTTTAATAACAAGTAAAGACTCAGCTAATATCTCAGCAGCAGCCAAGCTGCCGGCATCTATGTTTGAGACAGGTATAGGATAAGATCTTGTTACATTTATAAATCTTGGTTGATTATAATCATCAGTAAAGAAAAGTAAATCTCCAATCTTATTGACTCCTGTTATCAAATAACTTGGGTTAAAGTTCAGTGTCGTAAATAATCCTGTTCCATTATCAACTGATATCACATGATATGTAAGAATGGTAGTAAGGGTATTATACGAAACAATAAGATCAAGTTTACCTGTAGCTACAGGAGCAGCACAGTCAGGATCATGAACAAACCAATACAAAGTCTCATTAGCTCCATCTGCAAAAGCCCCAATACATCTTGCGTTAACACTCAAGGGAGTTCCATCGATATATGTTAGAGCTGTTAATGATAGGTTTCCTTTTGTGTTTTCAACAACACCTATCTCTGAGTTCTCGGTTGAACCCATTCTAACATTCATGGCATCGATGTACTGACCATCAGGAATAAGTCGTTCATCAACGACCTTATTCATTTTGCCTGCAGTAAAATTTCTTGTAATATTAGCCATGTTATTTTATCATCTTATCCATTCCTCTTAGGTTCATTAACAACCTGCCGGGATGAATATTACTCATTCTTATTTTAGCGTTCATTAAAAGAGCTCTTCTTTTTTTCCTTGCTCTTGCCACAACGTATTCCTGAACTCCAAATTTAGAGCTTAAAATTGCGTATTCAATAGCGGCATAAACATAATCTTCAAATAATTTATTTACACTAACTAATGAATTGTCTCCATTCTCCATTCCATCTGATATGTACTCAAGGATGCAAAGCTCACCCATCATCAACGAATCAAAGTTGATAACTCCGGCTTTTCTGTCAATATTGAAAGTGGGATTGTAGTTAGCAGTCTCGGTATTCAATCCATAAGCAGCGCCTATTCTGTAGTTGAAATACCAATTGCCATCTATAAACCACCCCCATTGATTATGGTATGGGCTGTTTCTATTCAAATACAAACTCTGCTGCATTCCATGAAGCCTGTCGTAATCAATATTTGAATGTTGAGGCTGAAGTATATTTCCATTGATGTCAAAAAGAATATTGCCGGAGTTGTCCTGAAGGTATGCATTGGAAGACATGATCTGAATATTCTCAGTCAATGGTCTAAGCCATCCATCTTTGTATAAAGATATTCTCACCCAATTCACAAAGTCAGATGGAAGAACATATCTCAATGAATCAGTCACGCTAAGTTCTAATACCTTCAATTCTTTGAAAGCATCATAGTTCAATTCTTGAATAGCTCTTTTAGCATGAAATAAAACCTTGTATCTTTCTTCATTGTTCACCAAGGAATGGTTACCTGAGTACATTAACATGAAGTTGTTGACAATATCAAATAAGCTTACATATTGATACGATCCCCAATTAGCGTCTTGAGGATTATTGCCATTATTATCGTAGTATTCGTACTGAGAAATATAAGCCATTGTTATTGTTGTTGACTAAATGTAGGTTGTTCGTGTTGTTCTTGAGCCATAGCAAACTGAACAACTTGCTGCTCTCTGATAGATATACCACAGTACTGCAGAATCTTCATTGCTAACTTATACTCATCCTCAAGAGGAACCTCGAAGTCTTGATAGTCAGGTTGTGATTGGTCAAACGCAGGTTCTCCATTTGTAAGTGAGATGTATGTCCACTTTGGAGGCTTTGGATATCTAAAGTATGTAGCGTTTACAGCACCATATCCTACAATTGATTTCGGATACAATGTCATTACACCATCAGACTGCGTATAAGCAGGAAACATTATTGATGGAGCTGTTAGCATTGACATGTTCAACGCTGATATCTTGCCATTAGAAACTCTTTCAGCCTCTGAGTATTCAGAGTATGAATAAATTGTATAACGATCACCGGAAGCTAAGAATATATCATTAACCAATTCCAATTCAAATGAAGATGATATAGCATCTACTGTAGTTGATTGATTGGTAGTGTTGTTTACAACTATATCACCGGGAACTACTCCCAAAGTATTAAAGTTTACTACACTATCAACCAACTGATTTGGCGTGACAGAAGTGTTTACGCCTGCTACTTTTTTATTTGTGTAGCAAATCACTTTATTGATCATGTAAGACTCATTACCTGTAGTAGTAACTGAAGGATTGTAGAAATTATTTGTATCCATTCCTAAAGAATTAGGTTTGGGATATAGATTATCACTAACAATAAAAAAATCTAAAGCCTCAGCAATGGGTTTTACCAAATCAGCGTAATCAGTACCTGACTGTCTTGAGTTTTCAAAGTTAGTTGCCTTATTGAAATTGCTAAAGTACTCTTCATACACCTCCATCTGAGCTTGTTGCGAATACAGATTGAAATCAGAGGGAGAAATATATCCGTAATTATTTTTATTAAGAACGGACAATACGGTATTTCTTACTGAATTGATCATGGCTTATTTTTTACAAATATAATCAAAAAAATAGGGGCTTAATTAGCCCCTACATTTTTACTTAATTATATTGATCAGTCTTCAGATAGGTGAGATTCCAACATCTTTAAAGAGTCAATACCCTCATCGCTTTGAAGGTATGACAATGACATCTCAAATGCATCCATGCCAAATGCTATCGAACACATCTTCTTTTTGTTGGTAGCTGTATTAAAGTAGATATCTCTATCATTCTTTACAACTAATAAGTTTCTATCAAAGAACATTCTAACTTTCGCTTGGAACTTGAGCTCAGGATCATTAACCACTTCTAAGAAGGTGTATGGATCATTCTTAGCAAACACTAAAATATCTCTCTTAAGCTCAGCCGTAGAGATAGTAGATGGATCCTTTCCGAATAGAACCCGGGTGATCATTTCTATTTGACTAAGAGTCAGATTACGAGCCTCAATAAGAGCATCAACTTCTACATTCAAGTCAGCAACTTGATTATAAGCATCCTTCTCTTTATCTACCTCACAAAAAACAATACCATTTTGTGGATGATAATGCAAAAATTCCTGTAGCACAGGATTATTTTTTGGAACATTGAGCATTCCATCTTCAAATACAATTGGTTCTAAAATAGGATTGTTGTCTTGCTCATCCTCGAATGGAGAGGCTTGGTTTACAGCGTATCTAAGTATTCTGTTTTGATTCTTCTTTTCATCAAACCACATAAGAGGGAATCTTGGATGATTACGAGAAGCTAACACAAATGTTAAAGGAGATCCGTTTAATAAACGGTAAGTCTTATCCTTAATGATTTTTTCTTTTGCCATTTTGATTTTTATTTAATTAGATTAAAATTGTAAAAAGGAAGTGTCCACAGTGGACACCTCCTTTTAATTATTTAAGATTAAGATCCGTAGCGGAACAATACGAAGTTGTTAGCACCCAAAGTACATACGCAACGCTCAGAAAGGAATTGAACCTCCATTGCATCGAGATCGCTTGTTTGAGCACCTCCGGCAGAACCTGTGATCCAAGTTTTGAATCTACGATTCTCAGATTCAGAAGCACGGTAACGCACGTGCAAGAATGGACGCTTAGCGTTCTTACCCATGATCTGATCGTATACAGTTGTTGATCCGGCAGGAACTAATAAACCTGTGATATTTCCTGTAGCGGTAGATGCAGTGCTTAAACCTCCACGCATTGTTGGATCATTCAAGTATTTCCAATCAGTCTTATAGAAGTCATAACCACGACGGAAACCGCTGAATCCAAGGTTCAAAGCCATATCAACATCGTTGTCAAACAATCCATAAGAAGCTCCATTAGCAGCAGAACCACCATTGTAACCATTCAAAGTAGCCAACATGTTGTCAATGTCAAATCCAAAACCACGGTTAACAAAAATAACATTCTCCTCGATAGCTCCTTGCTTGTCAAGACGGCCAACGATTTCGTCCCAATTGGCTAATGTAGTTGGAGTACCACCACCCCACACGTTACCACGATTGTTGACTACATAGAATACCCCTTCAGAACCTGCTGATGGAGTAGCTCCACCGCTAAGATAATTCAATGCACCTGAACCTGTTTGAGCAGGAACAGCTTCAATCATTGCAGTCTCTAAGTAATCTTCAAAACGAAGACGAGTCTCGTGCTCAGACTTCAAATACCAAAGATATCCGGTAGCTCCATTCTCGGTAGTTACTTCAACCCATCCGATTTGAGCCATGTCAGAACCATTAACAGAATACTTATCTTTGATGATAATAGGTCTGTTAGAGAAGATTGAATCTTCAGCTTCCAAAGAACCGTCCATTCCGCTACTTCCTTTTTTAAACTCAGATCCATAGATGAATACAGTACATATGTTGGTGTTAACAACATTGATTGCTGTCTCATAGAAAGCAACATCAAAAGTCAATGCATTAACAGCGGTAACAATAGCCTTATTACTTGCTCCTGTTGTATTCTGTTGAATCATTACTGTTTGTCCAATTCTAATAGCATTAGATGTTACATTAGCATCTCCAATTGTAAATCTCGCTGTTGTACCTGTAACAAGAGATGCAGTACAAGCTGTATACTTAATGTGAAGACGGCCTTGTTCTGCCCACTTGATTTGGTCAGATATAGAAGGCATCTCAGCTCCAACCATTCTTAAGAATGATGCAACTGTACGGTTACCATAACGCTCAAATTCTTTCTCATAAGTATCAGGAAGATACTGATTCAAGAAGTTGAAGTTAGTAATGTAATTGGTTTGTAAAGCAACTCGCTCCGCTGCGGGTTGCAAATCAAAACCGGGATTTGCTAAAATAGGCATTTTTTAAATTTTTAATTGTTATACTCTTTTTGCGCTTTGAATTTTTAAACCTCTTCCGGAATCAGGATTCAAAGCTTTAACCTGAATTCCTCCCGAAACTTTACCTACTTCAGGTGCTCTACGCTCAGACATATTTACATTTTTAATCTTGCGTGCAACATCATCGGTAGCGTCTGCCATTCCTTGCTCATAGAAGAACTTGGCAAACTTGTCCGGATTCATAGCAATCGACAACGCTCTATGGTAACCAACCGCATCTTTTATTAAGCCGCTTTCATCCAAGAACTTTCCAATGAAGTTCTGTGGAGTCGATTGACTTTTTTTAAGCTCGGTTGCATCACCCGGAGTAAATGTAATTTTTCTGTTATTGATATCGAACTCAAAACCTTTGAACCCATTATCAAAAACTTCATTCGTCTTTTGGTCAAACCATTGACGCTTACGATTTGTCTCCTCTGCAAGAGTCTTCGCTTGCTTGGTATATTGTTTATAAGACTCGAACTCTTCCTTTTCTTCATCGGAGATACCTGCCGGTCTTGACTCAAGTGGCATTTTGTATTTCTCCTTCTGATCATTGAAGTATTTCTTCGCCTCAGCTACAATTTTCTTTTTTGCAATCTTTGTTTTCTTTATTACAGACTCATCATCAAGATCTTCATCATAATGATAGTCTGACATAAGAACATCTATATCCTCAGGATCGAGACCTTTCTGCGTATCCTTAAGATAGTTTCTTAAAAGATCGTCAGGATTCATGGAGTCAAAATCTTCTTTAAGTTTTAAGAAGTCTTCGAATCCACGACCTGTTTCTTTTTTGTACTTCATATAAGCAGCCACATCCTCAGGCATATCTTCTGCCTGACTACGCTCAGCCATCAACTCATCAAATGAATTGATTTGCTTATTGTACCTTTTTCCAATATATGAAAGAACGTCTTCTTCTTTTAAATCAGGTAGATTATTTGATCCATCATCACCCCCTCCTCCATCATCTCCGACTGCTTGTGCTGCTGCTTCATCTGCGGCTGCCTGCTGCTGTTCATGTTCCTTAAGTACCTGAGCTTCTAACTCAGCTTGGCTTTTTGTTTCTTCGCCTTCAACTAATCTAACTGCTTTAAATTCCATTTTATTAAGATTTGATTTGTTGCAAATTTAAACAAAATTTTTATATTTTTTATCGTGGTTCAAATTCAGAGAATTCAAAGCCATCTAAACTATCTTCATTTGATTCAAAATTGATAGAAGGTAGATTGTTTTTTCTTTGCTCAATTAGCTTTGATTGCTGAGTGTTTTGAATACTTACACGCTTATCCTTAGCTTCCTCTTTCTTCATTTCTCTTTGACTCAATACTCCGGATTGAATTTGAGCAAGCTGTTGATTATATTTGAATTCCTCAGCCATCAATTGAGTTTTAAGGAAAGCTTCCTGCTTCATTTTCTCTATTTCAAATGCAACTTCAGCTTGCTTCAATTTCATCTTCGACTGCGTATCTATGTCGATCTTTTGAATAGCTATCTGTCCTGCTAATTGCTGAGACTTTAATTGTTGCTCAGACAAAATAGCCTGCTTCTGCATAGCCATCTTCTCTTCCCTCTGCTCCTTCTTAATTCGCTTCATCTTGAGTAATTGATTAGCGAGCTTAATGTTTCGGATCTCTCTGATATCAATAGCATCCTCAATGTCAATGTTACCTCTCGATAAAGCCACTTGAATATTCTGCTCAAGCTGACTTCTTTGTTCTTCATCAGGAGATATCTCGATGAATATTCCAAAGTCGTATATATAGAGGTCAGATATGTTTCCTAATAAAGAAACATTGTATCTTCCTA